CACTATCCTTCCATCCTTAATTTCTTTTATATCCATTCCTCCTGCCACTATTCCAATATAAAAATCATTTCTATACCACTTATTTTTCCCCTCCCTTAAAACTGAAATAATCATTTCTCCACCAAACATTTCATATACCTGTCCAAATTTTTCTATCAGTACCCTTTTATCTCCCCATACCACAAGTATATCTCCTGCTTCTGTCTGACACATCCCCGCCTTTATTACATTACAGGGCATTTGTGAACTCCATTACATCTGTTCTTTTTCCCTGTTCCTGTCTTGCTTTTCCTGTCACAACCTGAACTATCCATCCTGCGTCTTCACATGAAAACTTTGCAAGATACCCATCCGTTGTCGCCAGCGCCAATTTCTTCCCATCCAGTGTATATACATCATCTGTTGTTTGAATAAAAATAATCTTTCCCCCTCTTGTTCCTACCATATCCACTTCCTTATATGTCACTGTTTCTGTATCTTCTGTTGTAAAACTTTTAATAACCCCATCAGTTGTTGCCAATGGTGGCCTTATTTCCTCTTCATTTCCTTCCTCATCTTCTTCTGTCTTTCTGCATGCTTCTGTTTCCATTATAAAAAGTGTTTTTTTATCTTCATTAACCCTTATTGTTTCACCTTCATATTCACTGTCTCCTTGATATTTATCATCCTTTTTTATTCTTTTAACAGGTAAAAGTTCTTCTGAATTGATTTCTTCATTTCCAATATTAACAACCCCTATAACTGTGTCATGTTTCTTTTGTGAAACAATTCCTCCCATTGTTAAAAATGGTATCCCATAATCATCCCTTCCATCCTCTATCCAAACCTGTTTTGTCTCTATTTTTTCAAACCTTCTCCATTTTCCACCATCATAAAAGAAAAATCCTGTTACAACCTCTATAATCTGTTCCTCAAATTCAATAACGGTCATCCATTCCTCTTTATATACAAAAACTGCGTCATATGTTTCTGGTTTAAAAAATTCCCAATGATTCCTATTCCATATCGCAATTTCCTGTTCATGGCCTACCCAAGGTCCTGATGTTTGTTCAGGAACTATCCATGCCCCCCAACCTTCCTGTTGTTCCTTGTCCTGTGAATAATTTTCCCTGATGTTATATATCCATCTATATGCAATCCCTGTTTCTTCATCTGTTTTTGGCTGGGTTAAAAATTCCCTTGTCCTGTAAATTCTATAACTTCCATCCACAAAAAATTTAATCCCCAAAAATCCAAATCTTTTCCCCTTCATTCCACCGCCTTGATAATCCTAACATGTGCCGTTCCTTCTTCTGTCATAATGTGATATTCCTGATACACCTGTGCCTCCTGCCCCCTCAGTGTTATATCCATCCCAAGTCTTCCCTGTTCCCTCTGTTTTTTTGCCTCTTGGGATGACATCTTGATTATTCTTTTTACCTTGTCCTTCATGACACCTTCCTTGCAGTTACAATTCCCTTTATTGCAAACATTCCTATTTCCATTTTTATTGAAGTTATTGCATACAATCCGTTTACCTTGTTAAAAATATTGTCACTGTAATCAATAATATCAAACACCTCCATATCCATGTAATCTTCAAAATTCCTTATTTCAAATTCTACAACCTGTCCAGGAACAACATATAAATCCCATAACCATTCAATTGCCCTCTGCACACTTTCCCAATCCCCATATTGCATCTTTTTTACTGCTGGCAATATCCTTGTTCTACCTATTTCTTTTGCAACCTGTTTATTGTATCCAATCCCGACTAAAAAATCCCCTTGTTTATATTCCTGTGTATTCTCTCCTGCCTGCCCTATCACCTTTATATGTGTATATCTATCATCCTTCCTTGTATATTTTGGCCTTCCAATAATATGAGTTTGTGCATTTATTGTCCATTTCACTGTATCTGTTGCCTTTGGTCTTTCCCTGTATACCACATTCCCATCCCTGTCAATATAAATTACATCCGTTGAAAATTCTAAAACATCCCTGATAACATCCATCAATTTTGCGCTTGCCTCATATTTCCAGTTTGGTTTTTTTTCTTTTACACCTTTTGTCAATTTATATTCTGTATCCTTGTCCACTTTTAACTTTATTCCTGCTTTGTCTTCTATTAAGTATTTCATTAAATCAACATCTGTCCATCCCTTGTCATCAAAACTCTGACTGCTTCCAAGTGATGTTTCCTCTAAATCCTTCATTCTATCTTTTGTTTCTATCTTTATTTTTTGTTCATTTATTTGTTCTATTTCCATTGTAACTGTATCTATCAATTGTTTCCCTATTCTTATCCAATTATTTTGTTTTAATGGTTTTATTTGAAAATCCACTTCTGAACTTAATTGTTCATATAAATATTGATGATTGTTTTCATAACATGTTAATTGTACCATTATTTCCCTTCCTAAATAAAACCAGTTCTTATCCACAGACACATTGCTTTCAAGTCTTATTATATCTGTTGAAATAACAAAAGGGCTATAACTGGCGGTGCCTCTTCTGATTGTGTCATAAATCTTTGCCCTGAATAAAACCGGGGTTACATCTGTGACAGATTGTTCGTGTTTAATTTTTTCTCTTTTTTCTTTTTCATTTTCCGGTAATAATTCTTCCATCTCTTTTGTCATTTCCAATAACTTTTTATTGCTTTTTCTTTCACCTTTCAATGTAATAATTCCTGAAACCGTTGCATCCTCCTGCCTATTCCAGTTCTCCGCAAACCCCCTCATCTCTATTTCCGTATCCTCTGGGACATAACATGATGTGCAATCTATTCCTGGTTTTTCAATTTTTTTTCCTGTCTTGATGACTGGAATTTCTATATTCCCTTCTCCTTCATATTCCATTCCTTTCCATCCAAAAAGTATTGCCCCATATCCCCATATCACAAGTTTACTTTTATTATCTATTATTAATGGCATTTCCTGTTTGTATTTATCCTTTACAAGCCCGTAATCTCTTACCTTCATTGCAATTGTATTTTCTAATCCATTTAACCCAACCACAATCCACTGGCCAATAACAAAAATTGCCAGAACCTTCCAGTCCCCTGCCCAATGATATAAATCAGTGTGTTGTGGTATTTGAAAAACCTGCCTCTGTATTTCCACATCTGCCACTTTTTTTGGCCACCTTCCTTCCTTTTTTGCCTGATACCAATGTTCTAATGTTATCTCTTGTTCATTTTTATTGATTGGTATAATATCTTTCCATCTTTCCTGTTCCTGTAACCTTCCTATTGTCAACCTTGTTCCAATTGTTGAATCCTTGTTCGCTATTGATATAACGATACAATTTGACCATCTGTGTGGTAAAAGATATTTATTGAACCATATCACAACCCCCTGATTTTCTTTCAGAACATAATCTGTATCTATCCTCCAGTATGCTGGTTCTATTTTGTTTTTTTCTTTATTTTTTATTTCCACAAATTTATGATACTCAACCCTTTTCCCTTTACTTCCCTGAACCTTAATATTTTCAAAACTCCCTGGATTTCCCTGTGCCTTCCACCATGACCCCCTGTAATCTGTCATCCCTGTGTCTCTGTATTTTCCATCCATATCCACTGGTTCAAGGTTCGGCCTTAAAATAACCCCTTTACTGTGTGGTTCATAATAAATATTTTCCATTCCTTTAACCCTTGTCCAGCCATCCCCTCCATATTCCACACACATTTCATCATTTTCTATAATTCCATTCTCAACCTTCCCTAAAATCATTTTTGCCATATTTTTATTCATAAAATTCCTTCCTGCTCCAGCAATTCATCCACTGCATCCCCTATTTTCTTATCATGATACATCTGAATATTGAAATTGACATTCTTTGTTAATCCTGGTGCCATCTCTGTTATAGCAGGACTGACCCTTGGTGTCTCCATTACCTTTATCTCTGGCATCCTTCCAAGTTCAGTCCCTACCTTTGATATTCCTGCCAGAACATTTTCCACTGTTGTGTTTAATCCTGCCCCATATGTCCCTGCCACCTCTGTCCTTGCATGAAATTTTGTTTCTGCCTCCCTCATTCTTTTCATTGCCTCCTCTTTTGTAATCCTTCCTAACTCCCAGTCCTTCTGAATTTGTTCCAGTGTTGCCAGGTGTTCCTCCCCTGCCTTTTTCCCTCTGTGTGCTTGCCACATCCTCCATGCTGCTTCAAGCAGTGTAATTAATGCAATTGCCCCTGCGGTAACGGCAACAAAATATCCCATTGAGATTGTCATTGTTGATATTGCCACTCTTCCTGCATTCCCAATCCTTGTTAAAACTGCAATAATTCCTCCTGCTTCATTAATTGTTCTGACAAAATTAATAATATTCAATGTTGCACCCATGATTTTTCCTGTCAACCACAACATCACACCACCAAAAAATATCATCCCACTTGTTGTTCCAAAAATTGCCACCCCTATAGATAAAAACTTCTCCGGTATCCTTGAAAACACCTCATAAAACCTTTTAGCCATTTCAGCAATAAATTCCAAAACCGGTGCAAGTGTATCCCCTATAACTTCAACCGTTACCTTTATAGCCTGTGTTGCCCTGTTAATATGATGTTCTGTTGTTTGTATTGCCACATTATATGCCTCCTGCATCTTTCCTGCCCTGTTCATTAAATACATCCTGTCTTCTTCAAAACCTGATAATTGTTCTAAAGCAGCCGAAACTCCAGCCATTGCTCTTATTTCCGGGAATATCTCTGCCACCTGTTCTGCCTTTAATTCTCTTAATTTTCTCAAAACTCCAATCAATCCTATCGTTCTTAATGTTTCTGTGTTTAGTTCAATCCCATACTTTCTTCCTGCCTCCGCAGCCTCTTTTGATGGACTTAAAAATTGTGAAAGTATTGTCCTTATGGCCGTCATTGTAATTTCTGCATTCAATCCTGCCCTCGTCATTGTCATTATTGCCGCCCCAAAATCTTCAAGTGATAACCCCGCCACAGCAGCAAATGAAGCCGCCCTTCCTATTGAGTTTGCCAGTTCTTCATATGTTAGAACACCCCTTTTAACCACTGCAAAACTCCAGTCCGCCATATCAGCCGCATACTCCCCACCAAGCCCAAAGGATTTCAATAATGTGATTAAACTTTTCGTGGCCGTTGCAGTATCTGTCATACCTGCTCTGGCAGCCATCAACCCCTGTCTTAAAATTAATGGTGCTTCCTCGGCTGAAAAGGTTGCGGATAAAATTTCATATAATCCCCGTGCAATTGATGAGGAACCTTCCCCAAACTCCACTGACATATCCCTGACCATCCTTGAAAACCTTGGAAGATATGACATTGTGTTTGCTTCAAGTTGTGTCCCCACAAATGCCATCTGTGTTGAGAACTTGGCTGCCTGTCTGGCAGCATACCCAAGCCCTGCCAACCCAGCCCCTCCAATCATCATCATTGACCGTCCTGTTCTTGCCATTGCAGATGCAACCTCTTCCAGTCCCCTTGTTTGTTCCCTGAACCTTCTGAATGTCCCTGTGAAGTTATCAATTGCATTAATAAAAATATCTATCCTGTTATCCGCCATTTCCTCTATCCCTCTTGCAATATTTTCTGATTATTTCAAATGCATTATCTATTATTGTGAATGCCTCTATTGTTTTATTGTCTTCATCAAGTGCCTGAATTCCATATTTTTTTGCAATAACCCAGTCCATTATCCAGTCCTCCTTAATTTCCCCTTTTTCTTTCTCCATCTCCTTATCCATTTCCTCAAGTTTTTCAAAATATTCATAATTAATCCCGTTTATTATTGATACTGCTTTTTTTAAGTTTTTTTTTCATTTTCCCCCAGCGTTGAAAGCGCCATAATTTCTCCAAACAAAACATCATCATGGTCTGGTGGAAAATATTCTAAAAAATTCTGCCATGTCAGTGGTATTGCTTCTCCTTTCTCATTTCTTATTGACCAGGACTTTAACCCTGCAAAAATAACCCTTGCCTGATAATCCCCCATTTTAATAACTTCCCTCTGTCTTCTTTCCCCTGTGATTGGGTCATGTTCTATAACAATTTCACTTACTCCATTTTTTGCATCTTTTTTTTCCCTGTAAGTTAACGCCCTAATTGTATATTGTATTCCATCCAGAGTAATTGTTTTTTCCCTCATTTATCCTCCTGTTATTATGTTATGACTATTCCTCTTGCTGAATAATCTATTCCATAAACAACAACATCATTTGCCTTAATCGGCATACTTTCCTTTTTTGCCAACAACCCCTGTGCCTTAATAACCAGTGAATTCTGCCCTGATGTACAAGTCAATATCACCTCTGAAATTTCTGCAAGGTCATCAGCCGCAATCCCCACCAAAGGACCAAATGCCTTTATTGACACTTCAATTTTTTGGTCTGTCTCTATGATGTATTCTGGTAATCTAATGTTTTCTGTTTTTTCCCCAAGTGTTCCTTCAACCTCAAGTCCATTATCAACCTTGATTGAAATTGCCCTGACATTAAGGTCAATACCTGAAACTTTGCACTCATACCACATGTATGTTGGATTGGTTAAAATAGTCTGTGTTTGTCCTGATGCCTCTTCATCAACACCCATTCCCTTCCATTCCAATTTTCCTTTAAGTGGACTTTTAAATTCTGCATCAATTCCAATTGATGATGCCTTGCAATACAGATGTGTTTTCCCTTCTGTTGAAGCCCCTGCGGAGACACTGAATTCTGAAAGTTTATCATTGGTTCTCAATCCCAATAACAGTGGTGTTTTATCCTTGATAAACATTTCAATACTGCCACCTGGGGTGACAAGGGCTGGCCGTTGTTCCCATGGTAATGATTTCCCGATACCCCTGAGTTCCTCCACTGCACTTTCAATGTCAACACTTCCACCAGTAATTATATTCCCTACACTAACTAAATTCGTTCCATCAGCCTCCCCTATAAATACAAATTGCTCATTTCCACTATATGCCATCTTATCCTCCTTGTATTTCTACATACACAACAATTTCAATATCAACCCTGAATAAACCCTTCTTTTGTTTTGGTCTTTTAATTGATTCTATTTCCACTTCCATTACTCCTTCAAAATTAATTGTTCTTGTTCCTGAAAGCCCCTGACTTATTTCCTTTGTTATTTCATAACCTTCCTCCTCCATATCATCTTGAGTTTTATTATTTGTTCCTCCTGCCCATGTATACACTGAAACCACATATACCACTGCCTCTTTATATACCCCCCCAATTCCAATTGCTTCAGGTTCTTTGTCTTTTTGCGCCCTTGTAACCCTGACATATGGAAATGCCAATGATGATGGTTCTGTATACCCTACTGTTACATCCTTTCCTACCAGTTCCTTTATCCTGTCTTTTACTGCTTCATTTAATGCTTGGTAATCAATCATTAATGTCCTCCAAGTATTCTATATCCATATTCATTATTATTGTTTTTACTGGATAATTTTTTTCATCTGTGTCAATGGTGCTGAGTTTGAAAGTTAAACAAAGTCCTCCAAGTGATGGAAATTCTGAATAAATTGCTTTTTTTATTGCTTCCTCTATATCTAATGTTCCTGGATGTGTACTGTCTCCAACCACCTGTTTATCTGTATCTTCAATCATAATACTGGCCGCAATAATCATTCTCATTGTAACCTGCCTGACCCCTAAATCTGCCTCCGGCATTTCATCTTCTGTCTGGTTACTGTCAACATCCACCCATACCGCAGGAAATACATCCGTGGTTGTCCTTGTATATCTTCCCTGAAAAACCCTTCCTCCAAAAATATCTATATCCTTTAATATTTCAATAACTTTTTCAAATATTTCAATTCCTTTCATCTTATCTCCATTATTGCACTTCCAATCCTTCTGATAATATCATTCTTCTTTTCATTTAATGATGGTGCCATGTATGGCCTTTTTGGTATTTTTACCCCTTTTGAAAGCCTAAACAATGGCACTATTTTACCATCCCTGTTTTGAAATATAATTCCCTTTCTCACAAAAGTATTGTGATAATCCCTTGCCTTTGCCCTTGTTACTCCTGCCCTTGTTTTTACTGCCTTCAATGGTATCGTTAAAAACCTTGCCTGTCTTGGTTTTATTTCTCCCCCATATTCATGTATTCTTGCATATACCAAATTTGTTCCTACCCTTCCCTGTATTTTCCCTCTATATCCCTTCACTTCCCACCCAATACTCCTTCTTAATGAACCTGTCCTGGCTTTTAACACCTGTCCTGAAAGTTTCATTGATTTAATATGCCCTGCCAAATCAATAACGCTCTGTAACATTGCTTTTTCAACCTGTCCCGGGGACATCCTGATAATTCTATCAATCTTTTTCTCAAGTTCTCTACTTGAAATCTTAATATCAAACCTCATACCAGAACCCTTTTATATCTTTTTAATATTTCCCTTGCCCTTTTATCCAACCATTCTTTGCTTGTATCCATTATTCCCCCTGAATCTGTTGTCACAGGCATTTCTACTTCTGATAAATACCTGTATCTCACCACCACTTCCATAATAATCGCCCCTTCAAGGTCCTGAGGAACTGGATTTGTTTCATTTGAATCTTTTGCCTCATATCCACATTCATACTCCACCACAACATTTTTATATCCCACATCAAAACCCGTCCTCCTCCACACCATACCTGTTTCTGTGTCCAAAATCAAATTTAAAGCCTCGATTTCTTCTATAATATCTATTTCCATATTGTTTATAAAAATCTTGTTTAATTTTTTAATTCCTGCCCCTTTTAACCATATTTTATCTTTTCCACCATCAAAAATTTCTGTATATTTTCCATATTGCAAAAATCTTCTCGTTATTTTTTCTGCTTCTGTTGATACTTCTTTTATTAATCTTGTTATTAATGTTGTATCTCCTTGAACTGCCCCTGTTTTTCTGAGTGCATTCTGCACCCTTGACACTGTTGTTAGTGCCATCTCATCTCCTTTTGTTCATATACCTTCATTGCCTTATTTTTGTATGTCATTTTCTTTTTTCTTTTTTTAATACTTTTTTCTTTTTTTCTTTCAAAGTCTTTACTGTATTTAATGTTTTTCATGTATTTATATTGTTTGTTGTGTATATTATTGATATATATTGCCTGAATTTTCTTGCATCTTTTTCCTCTATTTCAATAATTTTCCCTTTTTTCCATGGCCTGCCATATGCCCAGAAGTCCTTCTTTATCATACATTTAACCTTCCCGTTTTTCTTTTCTATCACCTCCCCTTTATTCACCATATTAAAAATCTCATCATATTTTTTTGAAATCTTTTTTATATCATGATGTTCCTCAGCAAACTTCCTTGCCTTTTCTGACATCTCTTTATGTAAGTCCCTATCTTTCATCATCTTTTCTATTTTTTTTGATATATCAAGTATGTCTCTCTTTATAAAAAACCCTTGTTCTCCATCCTGTATTATCTCTCCATGATACCCAACCTTTGTAATCAACACAGGTACCCCACATGCAAGAGCCTCCATCACTGTATTATTACACCCTTCATTGATACTTGCCAGAACTAAAACATCAATCTGATGATAAAACTTTTTTACCATTTCCTTGTGTGGTATTTGGTTCTTTCCATACAATCTTTCCTCCCACCTTGCCCCTGCCACTTTAGCAGCCGCCTTTGATATATCATACCCTTTATATTCCGCCGCCCCCTGAAATCCTATATTTCCCGCAAATCCCACTGTAAACTGCCCGTGCCTCTTCTTCTCTCTTGGCCTGAAAACTTCTAAATCTACTCCATTAGGTATCAACCACACATTTTTTGCCCCTGATTCTATTGCGATTCTGTATAATTCATTATTTGTTGCAATAACTCCATAACATGACCTCAGTTCTCTATCAAACCTGTGTGTATCTCCCTTAAATGTCCTTATCCCTCCAATCCTTGTTATTGAATTTTCTGGTTCCTGTAATAACTTCACTCCATCAACATTTTGCACCATCTTCACTTCAAAACACTTCTCTTTTTCCCTTATCACCTGTTGTGCATCTTCATCACTCCTGTATACCCTGAAAATGCTCCACCCAACTTTTTCAAGTTCCCTAAATAAATCATTGTTTACAACACTCCATGACCAGTTCCTTAAGTTTTCAATACTCATCAGTTTCATATCATCTCCAAATGCCCTGAATCCATCTAATCTAACAATCGTTTTTTTTTCCTCTTGATTTTTTAAGTATCTAAAATATCTTGGTGAAAATAAAATAATTACATCATCTTTTTCTGTATTGAATTCTTTTTTTTCTGAAATGAAAACTTTGGTGTGTTTGTGTTGTCTGGTGTGTTTGATAATTGAATTTGCTATGTTATCATATGCCCATCCCTTTACATCACATATCCATTTTATTTTCACCTATTCCCCCTTTTTGGGGTGGCACCGTTGGGAGGTCCGGCACCACCCCAATTTTTAGGAGGCATCCATGAAAGCCTCCCTTGTTATGTTGCTTCCGCTGTTCTTAACCGTGCAAATGCTTCCGGCAACGCAACCGCAATATCTATCCTCTCCACACCCCTCATCGCCTGCATATCCTGTTGCCACAATGATACAGTATCCCCTCCATCAATGAGTGTGGCCTGGTCTGCCTTATCTATTGTTAAAACCTTCCTATCCCCAATTATCGCCCTCTGCAGATTTCCAAAAACCACAAATGGTGTGTCTGCCTGATTTTCTGTGTCAATACCAGGAAGTGCATGGTCTACTTCTTCATATGGATATCCCCAAATCGTCCCTGGTTTCCCATCCGCCGGCCTCATCCATACATAATTGTCCTGTTTGTCCTTTTTCTTGGCCAGGTATCCAAGAACGGTGCTGTTTAAATAGAACTTTGCACCCTTTCTGGCTGCGGATGGAATGCTTGTAATCATATCATACAGGTCATCCGGTGTCATTGTTGAAAAGGTTGCACCTGTTGTAACCACTTCATTAACTCCATCTGCCGTTAAAAGACCTTTGATGCTTTCTGTCCCCTGAAACAGAGCGGCATCTTCCGCATATGCAAATGCTTCCCCAGTTAACTGCGCAATCAACATGAATGTGTCCACCGATGCATCTTCCAGAAGTTCATCTGTTGCCGGTATAATGGCCGCAAGTTTCTTTGCCGTCAATGTCACCACCCCGATGTTTGGTTTACTGGTTGTCTTTTTTACTGCTTCTCCAACCCAGTATGCGGTGACACCTGCGATTAGTCTTGGAATCTTTTTTGTCTTGCTGGCCATGGGAATAATTCTGCAATCCCTCCTTGCCACTCCATATTCAGGTATAATTCTAAGAACTTCTGCCGTAAACTCTTCTGGAACAAGATTTCTTCCATCTTCTGCAACCCCTTCACTCATCACATTGACTGCCTTATACCCCATGATACCATTCAACAGATTGATTGTTTTTTCCGCAACAGCAGCATCCACCCTTCCACCTGATGTGAATTTCCCAATCAATTTGTTCTGCACCTGTCCCTGTGCTTTTACCTCTGCCATTGCTTTTTCAATCTGCCTGTCAATTATCTTGACAAAATCATCCTCTGTTATCCATGCTCCTGCTTCCTTCATTATCTCATCATAATCCTTCTGTGTAATTTTCCCCTGTTCAAGTAAATCTTTGAGATACTTCATTTTTTCCTCCTGTTATATTTTTTAATTCATTTTATGCTGACAGCCCCGGGTTTTATTCCCTGCTATCCCCACCGCTGTGATTTTACCTTTTATTTTGTTTTTCTGTCAAGTGCTTTAACATTCTTTCAGTCAATGCTTTCGCAATTTTTTCTGCCTGCTCTTTTGTAATGTATCTTTTTTCCTCCTGTTTGTCCTGTTCCTTTTTTCCATGTGTTTCCTGTTTCTCATCATGCTTTTCTATAAAAACATCTGGAAACTTCCTGACTATCTCATATGCACTGTATCCCTTCATTTTTGGCAATTTTTCTCCTTCTGCAAATAACAAAGCATACATTTTATAAATTTTTGCATCTTCCTCTGTTAATTCTGGTCTCTCTTCCTTCACCTTCTCCTGTTGTTCCTCCTGTAATTGTTCCCTTTCCTCTTTCTCCATCTCCGCAACCTCTTCCTGTGTGTATTCCCTGAATTCTGGAGGTGTTTTGTCCCAGTGTTCATAATGTTTGGCAAGATGTTCATAAACCCCTTTTCTGTCTTCATCTGGTATATTAACCCCTCCTCTTGCTCCAAATAAAGCCGCCATTGCAGCCACAACCCCCCTCCATACTGCCTTTTTGTCTTTCTGTCTGTGATGTGGAAGTTTGTAACTGGCCTTCACATCTGGCTTTTCCTCATCATACCATGCACACATCTTCTTTAAATCCTCCACATCTGCTGATGTTACTTCACTGGCCGCATCCCATACCTCCTTTTCATCCTCCACATATCCAAGGTCTTCAAATGGAATAACCCTTTTTACTTCCATTCTGCCCTCCTTTGTTTGTTCTTCCTTTTTTATATCTCCACCCCCCCCTACCAATTTTGTAAGTTCCTCATTTTTCTGACACTTATTAACATTGTCCCAAGTGGGACAGGTTATTTTTCCACTCTTTACCTCAATAATAAAATGTTTCATGGTCTCTGTTTCCATTCTTTCCGGTTCAAGGGCATATGGATTGGCTGGAATTAAAACATCACTGTATTCAAAAAGTTCCCATTTTGTCACTATCCTTAATGGTTCTCCTGTCAGGTCATTTTCCTTCATATATCTTTCAATTTCCCTTTTATCCCTGATTTCCTCCAGTGCAAGATATCCAATTGAGTATCCCAAAAGTCCCTCTTTCCTGCATTTCCAAACATCTTCCGCAAATTGTGTATTTCTGTATTGTGTTAATGCAATTAACCCCCTGTTATCTGTTTTAATCCATAAATTTTTCCCAATTGGCAAAAGGTCCTGCCTATGCACCCACAACACCACTGGATTTCTCCTGTAATTTTCAAGAATGGCTCCACCTGGAATCATAATATCACCCATCCTGTCACAATCTTTTGTGACAATGTAACTTTTTACCTGCCTTTGTTTCTCATTCACAATCTCTGTATCCGCAACCCCCTGCTTGTAAAAATAAGCCTCCTTATCTTCCTTAATCCCATATTCCTTAACCCTTTTTTCAAACGCTGTTAACCACCCTTCCATTCCCTGTTTCCTTTCATTTTCCTTTAGAATCTCAATTATTGTCTTTCCCATCTTCCCCTCCTTATAATTTCTTCTATTTTTTTGTTAATTAATACATTCTCTTCCTTTCTCACTCTTTCCTGTTCTTTCCTTAACCCTGAAATTGTTTGTTCTGGCCTACCATTTATCTTTTCAGCCATCTCCCTGTATATATTCTCCACCTCCCTTTCAATCTGATGCCAACCTAATTCTTTATATGCTCCACTTAAATATGAATTATAAACAGTCGTCATTACCTCATGTATAGAAGCATTTGCATACTTTCCCCCTAACACCATTCTTAATTTTTGTTCATTTCTGAGCCCAATTTCTTTTCTTGCCACTTCTACTAACCTATTCTTGAATTCTATTAAATAATCCTCATACACAAATGCTTTTAACAATCCCCTTTCCTGCGCAACTTTTTCTGCAAATTTTGACATAAGATGATGCATGTATTCATGAGATGCTGTTGACCCAAAATATTTTGTCCTGAAAAAATGTG